AAAAACAAAACCAGAAACTAAACCAGGAACTAAGCCACCACCATCACCGGTAAAAACTCCTTTGCGTCCCGGTAAAAATCCATATCCAGGTACTAGAGAAGCTCCTATGGCTAAGAATATTAACCCTGAAGAAGCTAAGGAAAAAATAATTGACACAATAATGAAAATGTTAAAAAAATGAGAAAAATAAAAGAACAAATAGATTACGGTGGTAGACGTGAAAGAATGGACCCTAACCTTGAAAGAAAATTAATGTCTGGTCAAGACATATATTCGTCTAATCCGGCAATGAAAAAAGGTGCTGAAGATGTGCAGAGATTAGTGTCTAAAAGATTTGGTGACGTTGTTGATGCTTTGAAACAAGTTACAGGTATTAATGACTTGTCTCCATCTAACGTTAAGCAAATGTTGATGGGTGAAATGATGAATGCTACTTACGATGTAATGAGACGTGAGAGCAGACACAAAGAAGAATTAAAAGAACTTGCAAAAAAAATAAGTTTTGATGAAACCGAGTTTGACGAATCTTGGGTTAATTTAGAAATGTTTTTAAATGAAACACCGATTGATACTTCTGATTTTAGGTATCAACCTGAAGAAGACGAAGATGAGGAAGAAGATGATGAAGAAAAACAAAAATTAGAAATTCCATCATTTGATATTGAGGATTTAACTCCTCAGGAACAATTAGAGCTAGAAAAACATAAAAGAAATATTATTAACGCACTTGTTCAGGGAGCGGCTAAAAAAGGACATTATGTTTTTAGAAAACCTGAAGTTAAACAAGAGTTAGATTCAATTGATTCTGCATTATATCCTCTTTACAATAAAATAATGTCAATCAATGATTTTTTCTATTTCACAATGGAACAAATGATTGAAATGATGAGTCAAACAGGACAAGGTGTTGCCGGTAAAGTTGAATTAGATGGTGGCGAAGGTGAAGATGAAGGTGGTGATGAAGGTGGTGATGAAGGTGGTGATGAGGGAGGAGACAGTAACGACATCACAATTAGGGCATATGGTATGATTTTTCCGATACTTTGTCATGAGATAATTAAAGGTATTAAAAAGGTTAACGCAAAATATGGACTTCCTCAAGATACAGAAATGCATCAAAAAGTGTTAGGTCAAACTGATTTATTATCAAACGAACCAATGCAATTGAGAGTTGGGCCTGGAATACAAGAAAAACTCAGAATGGCAATGCCTGACGCAATATTTGACCCATCAAACAAAGGTTTAATAAACTGGTTTGAAATGGAACTTTATAGGGTTGAGGCTAAAGAATTTTTAAACATAATGGCGGATGTAATATCTGAAGACGAATCAAAAAATAAAAAAGCCACTGCTAGATTTGAAGAAATCATGAAAGGAGCTCAGGAACTCAAAGAAGAGTATGAAGAATATAAAAAACAACAAGGTAATACTAGTGATGATTCTGATGACTCTGATGATTTGAATGATGATGACTTGGACGATTTCCTATCTAGCATGGGTATTTCAAGAGAATAATTATTTTGACAAAAGAACAATTAATAATAGAAGTTACGAAGTGCATGAGAAATACTCCATATGCACTTCGTACTTATTTACAGACATACGATAATACGGTATCAAAATACGTACCATTGGACTTATTTCCAGACCAAGTTAGTCTTATTGAAGACTATGAGAAGTTCAATGAAAATATTGCATTAAAATATAGACAAGCCGGGGTATCCACAGTAACTGCCGCATGGGCATCAAAAAAATTAGTCTTTGCTAAAAAACAAAAACCCGAAAAAATTCTAATTATTGCCAACAAGCTAGATACCTCTGTTGAGATGGCGAATAAGATTAGGTCTTTTACTGAACAATGGCCTAGTTGGGTTGGTGTAGGATTTTCACAAGAAAAAAACGCACAAAGACATTTTAAGTTAACTAATGATTGTGAAGTCAAAGCGGTTGCAACATCAAAAGATGCCTTGAGGGGATATACCCCTACTATTCTTATCTTTGATGAGGCGGCGTTCATTGATGCAGACGGAGATTTCTGGTCTGCGTGTATGGCATCACTTTCTACGGGTGGTAAAGTTATTGTTGTATCCACACCAAATGGGTATGACGCAATATACTATGAAATTTATGACCAAGCATTAAGAAATATGAACGATTTCAAAATATCTGAAATGTTTTGGTATCGTGACCCAAGATATACAAGAGATTTGTATATGGTTAAAACAAATGATTTGGTTCATTTCTTACTTAATAGAGAAGAATATTCTACTGATGTGGTAATTAATTTACCTGTAGATAATCCCTACGAAAGGGACCATTCTATCGTTACAGAATACATTAAACAAGGATATAAACCTTGTTCTTCGTGGTTTGAGGGAATGGTAAAAAAGTTAAAATATGACAGAAGAAAAGTATCTCAGGAGTTGGAGTGTAACTTCTTAGGTTCAGGTGATAATGTATTTGAACCTGAAGTACTTCAAAGTATTGCTCAAAATACTTTACAAGAACCTGGCGCAAAACTTATGGGTAATGCGTTATGGATATGGAAAGAACCTATAGTTGGACATAAATACGTTATGGGTGTGGATGTGTCAAGAGGTGATTCTGAAGACTTCTCTTGTATTGAGATAATAGACTTTGATGAGAATGAACAAGTTCTTGAATACGTCGCCAAAGTCCCTCCTGATGTGGTTGCAGAAATCGCTTATAAATGGGGTACAATGTATGACGCATTTTGTGTTATTGATTTAACAGGAGGAATGGGAGTTGCAACGGCAAGAAAATTACAAGAACTTAACTACAAGGGATTATACATTGATAATACTACTGATACTTCAAATAAATGGAAATGGGACCCAAAGATAAATGAGAAAATACCAGGAATTAATTTTAATAGTAAACGTGTTCAAATTATTGCATCTTTTGAAGAGGCGGTAAGACATGGATTTAAGGTTAGGTCTCATAGATTATATAACGAAATGAATACTTTTGTTTATATTAACGGAAGACCCGACCACCAAAAAGGACACCATGATGATTGTATTATGGGATTATCAATGGCAACCTATGTGGCGGAAAAATCATTCCAACAATTAACTAAAAATTTGAATCACACAAAGGCTATGATAGATTCATGGTCTGTTTCTGTAAATGAAAATAAAAATTCTTCGCAGTTTTTTAATCCAATGATATCACAAACAGACTCAAAAAGACAATATTTTCCTAATCAAGGACCTAGTAGAAGTGATTATGAAAAATATAGATGGTTGTTCTTTTAATGATAACTATTTATATTATCAAGCATAAATCTAAATTTATATCATGGCAGAAAATAATTTAACGGTTTGGCAAAGGTTAGGAAAAGCATTCGGACCTAATTCATTATTGGGTCAAGACTACCCTACATTCAAATTTGACAAAAAAGAACTTTTAAGAACTCAAGATAAATCAGAATACGAAAGAGAAAAGTTACAAGCTCAGCAAAGTTATTACCTTGCAAATCAATGGGCAAAGGTTGAGAATAACTTATATTCACAAGCAATTTATTATGAACCAACAAGACTTTCTGCAACTTATGATTACGAAAGTATGGAGTATACTCCTGAGATTGCAGCGGCGCTAGACATTTATTCGGAAGAATCTACAACAGTAAATGAAGACGGATATATGTTACAAATATATTCAGAGTCAAAAAGAATTAAGTCAGTTTTAGCTGACTTGTTTAATAACACTTTAGATATAAACACAAATTTATCAATGTGGACAAGGAATGTTTGCAAATTTGGAGATAATTTTATTTATCTAAAATTAGACCCTGAAAAGGGTATTGTGGGTTGTCAACAATTACCAAACATTGAAATAGAGAGACATGAGATTGGAACTACTGATACTCAAACAGTTGACTTAGGAAAGAAAGAAGCCAAAAAGGGTCTAACATTCCAATGGAAACAAAAAAATATGACTTTCCAAACTTGGGAAGTTGCTCACTTTAGATTATTAGGGGATGATAGAAAACTTCCTTACGGAACTTCAATGCTTGATAAGGCTAGAAGAATTTGGAAACAATTATTACTTTCTGAAGACGCGATGATGATTTATAGAACATCAAGAGCACCCGAAAGAAGAGTTTTCAAAGTATTTGTTGGAAACATGAATGATGAGGATGTTGAAGCATATGTAAACCGTGTTGCCGATAAATTTAAAAGACAGCAGGTTGTGGACCAAAAAACAGGTAATGTTGATTTAAGATTTAATCAGATGGCGGTTGACCAAGATTACTTTATTCCTGTTAGAGACCCAGCAACACCATCACCAATTGAAACATTGCCAGGTGCTCAAAATTTATCAGAAATTGCCGATATTGAATATATTCAGAAAAAATTATTAACCGCTCTTCGCGTACCTAAAGCATTTTTGGGTTTTGAAGAAGTTGTTGGTGATGGAAAAAACTTGTCTTTGCAGGATATTCGTTTTGCGCGAACAATCAATAGAATACAAAAATGTATGCTGGCC